TCATATAAGGCTTTTAGCTTATCAGGGCTATTGATTATCACATGTTCTTTCTTCTTCGTCACATCAATGAATACAGCAAGCCAATCCTTTTCAAAAACCTCAAAATCGTAGAATATCATTTACTAAATCACCCACTTTTTGAAAAAGCGGTGTGCGTTTTTACACACCGCCTTAACTGTTATCTTACTGCAAAGTAGATATTTTATCTACTTTTTAATTAAAAATTTTTACATATCGAATGCTTCATTGATTGTAATTGGATTGAAGTTGTTAGCCTTATAAGTAACTTCTGCACCAATCTTACCCTGTACTTCCTGAAAAATATCAAGAACGCAATCAGCAAAATCACTGTAATTGACAAATTCCGGTACTGTGTCTGTTTCCAGTTTATCAAGCCATGTGCAGACAGATTTGATTGCCATGCCGTTAGTCCACTTAGGTGAAGTGTTGCCGGAAATTGTACGATTGAAGAAAATCTTTCTTCCCTTCTGATCTCCGTCCAAGATGCTGCACTGTACGGAAAACATCAGCTTGTCTTTTGCCTTAGTCTGCTTGATCTCCATTTTGTCAAAACTTACCTCATAAGTTCCATCAGGTACATCATCAAACTGTGAATCGTCTGCTTCCTGAACCTCTTTCTGTAATTCATTCAAATCAACCTGTTCATCAAATGCACTAAAATCTACTGCCATAATTTTTCACCTTTTTAACCTTTCTTAAAATAAATTTATGATTATAATTGCTATGATACAAGCAATACAAACCCTTGTGTAATTATCCCTATTTTTCTGAATCCTGTCACCCACTGAACCGAATCCAAAGAATGCAGCCATGACTGCAAGAAAAATATTTAATGCTATCATGATCTTGTTCTTCTTCGTCTTTGACCTCTGACGTGCTGTTCAGGTGGGTTCATAGCACCGTCTAAAGGTTCAGCCGGGGTCTGTGCGTCAGCAGGTACAGGGTTGTTTTCCTGTGCAAGTCTTTTGATTCCTGCATTAAATTCTTCTCTTGTGATTACCTTCATAACCTCAACCCCATCAACAATCAGGTCAACCGTGTCACCCTTGTGCTTCATCACATAGTTATCATCAGCCGGAACATAGAAGTATGTATCTGCATCCAGTGTGACAGATTCAGAATCAGTGTTTGTTGTACCGTCCTGAACAGTTTCAGACTTTTCAGCATTTCTTTCCTTACGTGTTCTTCTTGGTGGTTTCTGCAAATCCGGTTTCGATACTTTATCAGCAACATCCATTGCTTCATCAAACGGTACTTCTTCCTGTCCCGGAAAAGCCTGATCAATAGCCTTGTCAACTTCATCCATGTGATCAGCAATCTTCTGTTCATTTTCTGCCTGAACTTCTGCTCTACTCTTGCGTGTTCTTCCAGTCTTTTCTTCCGGTGCAGTAGTTGGTGTTGCAGGTTCAGCTTTTTTACCTCTTGTTCTTCTGCCTTTGCTGTCCGGTTTTTCAAGATCAGATGCAACCGCCTGATCAGCAGCATTCATTTCATCATCTGACTTGTAATTACCCAGTTCATAGTAGTTTCTGATCTTGTCAACGACATAATTCAGATCATTGTCAATAGCGTATGCTGTGAACATTCCAAGCGGTGATTTTACCGTATCTTTTCCACTGTTCTGTGTGTAGAAGTAATACTTGGCTTCATTCACTCCGGTTCTAAGTACAACGGTAAACAGTCCTTCAATCGTGATCTTCTCACGCAACAGTTTACCAATCAGCTTAACAGTTGTAAGACCATTATCCAAAGTTTCTAAATGGGTCATATAAACGACTACAACATCATCAGGAAGGTCTTTGCAACAGTCGATGATCTCAAAATAGTTTGCACCAAAATCATTGTACTTGTCCCATCCGGTTTCTTTGATACGGTTCATGTACGGCACTGCAAGAATGTACTGGAAGTCATCAACCACCAACAGCTTCTTACCTGCTGCACACTGTTCTTTCATGTACTTCACAATTTTTCTTGCATCGGTTTCATTGTTCAGCATTTCAAAGTGGTTCTTAAACGGTAACGGTTTACCTACCGGATTGACAACCGCTGTTGTTGCCGGGTCACAATTTCTAAGGCTTGTACTTTTACCAGTACCGGATTCACCCATAATTAAAACTTTCTGTGCCATGATTATTTTTCCCCTTTCTTGAATAAGCCCATTAACTTAGTGAAAAGATTGCTTTTCTCTTTCATTACCTTCTGCTGCGACACCTTCAAAATCTGTTTGTTCTGAAAATGTTCAGCGGTTGCAACATTGTTTCTGTAACTTCTGTGACTTCTCTGTTTGTGTTTCTTTGCACTACTCATTGACTTCATCCTCACTTTCTTTGATAACAACCTGTAATCTTGTATTATTATGCAGCGGTGTAACCTCTACTGTATAACCATTTGCCAACAGGATTCCTACTAAATCCTGATACGCTGCTGTGATTCTTGTACCTTCGATTTCAATACAACCGCACAATCTTGACATTTCATTGAAAAAGTCATCATTTGCAGCATCCACAACACTGTGCATATCATTCAGCATATATTTCAGTTCTTTATTCTCATCATTCAAATGTCTATTTTCTTCTTTCAGCTTTGCAACTTCTGATTTAAGAACTTCTTCATAACTGTTTTTATTTTTCTGCTTCATCGTTTTCACTTTCCTCTCTTACTGTTAAATTTTCACCATATTTGATACAATAGCCTTCTTTCATAACCTGCATCAGACCATTTGTATCAATCCATGCGATCAATTCACCTGTATCTTTCTTAAACACCTGATACTGCATTATTCTTCACCTTCTCCCACTTCATCGGTTGTTTCTTCCGGTGTACCCGGATGATTGAATCTGTCAAGTTTTCCGACTTCAAGGAACTGTGCTGACCAAAAATCTGCAAAGTGAATGATCACCTGCAATGGTTCTTCGTGACCTTTCAGATCATACGCAAGACTTCCATAAGCACCATCATGGTAGAAAATAGCGTGTTCTTCTTCCTCTGTCAGATCAATGTAACGTGCTGCCAGTTCAACCGATCTTAAAGGGTGGTCAATATGGCACAAATCAGAACTGATCTTGTACGGTTTACTTTCTGATCTCTTATACTTCTGTTCAGGATTTTTTTTGGTCGGTCTACCATCCTGCACCATGTTTTCAACATAATAAGGACTTCCATAACGTCCACACTTACCAAGGTCATGTAATGCTGATGCAATGATCACGCTGCTGTGAATCTTGTTATATGCTTCACTTCCAAGCAGTGTAAGACCGATCTTTTCAGCGTACTGCATGACGTTCACTGTATGCTCTAACAGTCCACCATCTTTACAGCAGTGATTTCCACCGGATGCAGGGGCATCATAAAAACCAAGTTCTTCGATGAAGTCAAGTAAATCTTCCACACCCTCACGACCTGTTGCCATTAGGCAACCTTTGAAGTACTCAATCTGTTTTTCTCTTGTCATTGTTAAATCTCCTTTTCTTCTAACTTTATTTTCCACCGCTTCTGTTCTTCAATATTGGAAAGATACCAAGCGTTAGATTTTGATTTGTGTTCATTGAACCCTTTGAACTTTTCAAAGTCATTTGGGAAAAGTAAAATCCCATATCCACCGGATTCTCTTATTTTCCTTAAGTGATAAAGCTGTATCAGTGACGGTTCACCGTTGTCTGCCTTGACTTCAATACCAAGAAAGCAACCGTCTGAACTTACCAGTAAATCAGGAATACCGCTTTTTGTGTAAGCTGCACCACCCCAGTATTTGAGCCACCAACAACCATATTCCTCAAGGTATTTTTTAACCCTGTTTTCAAAATTCTTTTCTGCTGCTATAAAAAATCAACTCCATTATCTTTATTTGCATATCCGATCAGTGACAGTACCAAAAGATTGAATGCCATAATTGCATATGGTTGCCATGATATGATGTAATCAATGTATACAATCCAGTACATAAGACTTAACATGTTAAAAAAGATAATTGTCTTAATAACAAAATTCTTAAAATGTTTTTTGATGTACTTCCATACCCGGCACATCATACAATTATGTGAACAATTCATCAGTTAGTTCCTTTCCTTCCTGCAATGCTGCAAGATTCCTTTCTTCAAAACTTCCCTTTACCAGTAGGTAATAGTAGTAACATGGTCTGTTCTGACCGATTCTGTGTATACGCTTCTTTGACTGTTCCCAAAGATCACAAGACCCTTTTCCAAGTGGCAACGTAAAGTACACAATCTTATTTGCTTTCTGATAGTTACCACCCATTGCCCCTGCTTGGTACTGAACAAATGTGACACTGTTATCTACACATTCATATGCATACATTGAACGTCCTGAACCATTTACAAAACTGACTTCCCTGTTGAGTGATTCACATATTTTTCTAAGTCTTGTCAGTTCTTCATTGAAGTTATAAAACACAATCAACCGATCTTCTGTTGATTCCAGTAAGTCCCTGAATGCTTCCAGTTTTTCCTTATGCCATTGACCGCACAGCTGTCTGCAATATAATGTTTTGGTCAGGCTATTATCACCGATCAATTCAACCCTTGGTGTCACATCTCCACCTTCAAAATCTGAATCATCTTTGAATCTGACTAAGTTCCTTGTATCAAGTTCCAAGTAATTGTGTTTTATGAAAAACTTATATTCATTTGTGATCTTCAAGAAAATTTTCTGTTCAGTCTGTTCAGGTAGTTCAATCACTTCTTCTGTTTTCATGAATACTGCACCAAACTGTGTGAGTCTTTTCTTCAAATGCTCAACGTGCTTATACCCTGTGATTACCTCTTTCTTGTACCCATCACCGTTTTCAACCCATTCTGTCTGAACATAGGAAGCATAAAAGGCTTTCTTGTTAATGTCCCAACCTAACAACTTAAGCTGTGACCATAACCGTTCATACTTTCCTGCTGTTGGTGTACCTGACAGCAAGATCACGCTTTCCGGTTGTAACTTCAATATGAATTTTGACCGTTTAGCGTTTTCATTACATATAAGGCTTGATTCATCAAGTAACAATGTAAAGTCGGTTATATGGGCTATATACTTGCGTCTGAATACCAAATCATAGTTAATTACACCGACAATCTGAATGTTCTGATCATACAGGTCTTTGGTTTCAACCAGTGTTCGGAAGTTCACACCTTCACTTTTCTTGGTCAAGTCCATAACTCTGTATTCAGGGTAATACGTTTTTATGTGATCAACCCAATCATCAATTTTCGATTTTTGGCATACAATCAAATTTATAGTATTGTTCAGCAAATACATTTTTTCAGCACCTACAAAAGTTTTACCGAGTCCCATATCTAAATAATAAGCACACCTGTTTTTATCATCAGTCAGGTTCAGCACTTCTTCCTGATGGGGCATGAATTGAAGATCATTCATTATTCATCAGCGTCCTTTGGTGCTTCACCTGAAAGGTCAATCTGTAATCTTGCGACCTCAACTGCTGCTTTGTAAACTAATGCATACTTAGAATCACCATGTGTCTGTGTGACCTTTTCAAGAAATTTATCAATCTTACCAAGGAAGCAACCACACTTGACAGTAATTTCATTGTCTTTATCTCTAAAGAATGTTGTGAAATCGTCCCGGCTACCAATAGCACCGATCACTAACACATGACTTGCAGAAAAGACCTTGGCATCACCGCAAACCTCGGCATTGCCCCAAACCTTGGCATCACCGCAAACCTCGGCATTGCCCCAAACCTCGGCATTGCCCCAAACCTTGGCATTGCCCCAAACCTTGGCATTGCCCCAAACCTTGGCATCACCGCAAACCTCGGCATTGCCCCAAACCTTGGCATTGCCCCAAACCTTGGCATTGCCCCAAACCTCGGCATTGCCCCAAAC